GTAGCACCGAAGAACGCATTGAGCAAATGCTAGAGGTGATCTCTCTGTAATATTTATAATAAAACAATATTATAATGAAACGTTCAGAATTAGCAGAATATATCAAAGAAACCATTGTAGATGTGCTCACAGAGGCATCTCAAGAAGATGTTGAAACTCAAAAAGCTTATAATGACGAATTAGAAAAAACCAAAGAATTATCTGCAGATTTAACTGAAGATGATGAGGTTGAACCCACAGCTAAAGATATTAAGAAAAACGATTCAATATCTACTATTTCCCGTAAACTACAAGACACATCTAAAGAGATGAAAGCTGTAGTTAATAAATGGAAAAAATCTGAAGGTGAAGAAAAAGAAGCATTGTTAGCTCGTTTAAAAGAATTAACTAAAATTAAAAAAGAGCTTGAAGGCTTACTTTAAAAATATACAAACTCTACTAGTTGTAGTATTAGCAGCCCTATTGTTTTTTCAACGAGGCTGCTCTTCTACACCTCCTACAGAACCCAAAGTTATCACAGAAGTGGTAACCCAATGGGATACTGTTAAAGTAGAACAAACAGAATACGTTCCCCAAATAATTGAGAAAGTAGTAATTAATATTGATACATTTACTACACCAATTGATACGGTTTCGGTACTAAAAGATTATTACGCAAAGTATTTCTATACTGATACTATTCAGTTAGATACACTAGGTTCTATTATTGTAAACGATACAATTACTAGAAACTTAATTTCATTCAGAGATGTTCAATCCAACATATTCATCCCAACAACTACAATTACTAATACTGTTTACCTCTACAAACGCGAATTATTTTGGGGCGTTGCGGTAGGTGGGATGATAAACCCCGTACAAAATGAATCACCAATAAATTATGTTAGCGGTGAATTAATGTACGTTAATAAAAAAAGAAATGTATACGGTTTTGGTTTAGGAGTAGATAAAGATTTCTTCCCTATAGTATCAGGCCGCCTATATTGGAAAATAGGTAAATAATGGCTGAACAAAATTTAAGGCAAATAATTCAACAGGAATACGTTAAGTGTGCTAGTGATCCGATTCACTTTATGAAAAAGTACTGCTTTATTCAGCACCCACAACGTGGACGTATTCCATTTCATCTGTACCCATTTCAAGAAAAAGTCCTAAAACTATTTCAAGAAAATCCATATTCTGTAGTACTAAAATCTAGACAGTTAGGTATTTCTACTTTAGGTGCAGGTTATTCTTTGTGGTTAATGTTATTCCATAAAGATAAAAACGTACTTTGTATTGCGACAAAACAGGATACAGCTAAAAACATGGTTACGAAGGTTAAATTCATGTATGAAAATTTACCTTCCTGGCTTAAAATAGATGCACCTGAAAATAACAAATTAACATTACGATTAAGTAACGGATCCCAGATTAAAGCAACTTCAGCATCAAGTGATGCTGGTAGATCGGAAGCCGTTTCTTTGTTGTTAATTGATGAAGCAGCATTTATTGAAAATATTGGTGAAATCTGGGCCTCAGCCCAACAAACACTAGCTACGGGTGGTGGTTGTATAGCATTATCTACCCCATATGGTACAGGTAACTGGTTCCATAAAACATGGGTTAGAGCAGAAAATCAAGAAAACGATTTCTTACCTATTAAATTACCATGGTACGTCCACCCAGAACGTGACCAAGCATGGAGAGATAGACAGGATGAATTACTAGGTGATCCTAGAATGGCAGCCCAAGAATGTGACTGTGATTTTTCTACTTCAGGTGATACTGTATTCTATGCTGAATATTTACAATTTTATGAACAAACATATATCAAAGATCCTTTGGAGAAGCGAGGCGCTGACCAAAATTTATGGATCTGGGAACCCGCTGATTACTCAAGAACCTACCTTGTTGTTGCTGATGTTGCTCGTGGAGACGGGAAAGATTATTCTGCATTTCATGTTATCGACATTCAAAGCAATACTCAAGTTGCCGAATATAGGGGTCAAATTGGAACAAAAGAATACGGACATTTATTAGTAGGTATAGCATCTGAATATAATGAGGCTTTACTTGTAGTAGAGAATGCTTCAATTGGTTGGGCTACTATTCAAACTATCATTGATAGAGGATATACTAACCTTTATTATTCAACTAAAAGTGATTCTACAAGAGCTGATTCGTATTTTGACAAATATATGGATACGAGTAAAATGGTTCCTGGTTTTAGTATGACATCAAGAGTTAGACCTTTAATAATAGGTAAACTCCAAGAATACGTTAATGATAAATCAGTTACAATTCAATCAAAACGCTTGATTGAAGAAATGAAAGTATTTATGTGGAAAAATGGACGTGCTGAGGCACAACAAGGATACAATGATGATTTAGTTATGTCATTTGGTATTGGTATGTTTATGAGAGATACTTCATTTAAATTTAGCCAACAACATTTAGATATGAGTAAGGCAGCATTAAATAGTATTTCTACTAATAAAGTATCTTGGCAGGGTGGTTATAATGCTAATAACATTGCTAATCCATACACACAAGATATAAATGGGAAACAAGAAGACATTAGTTGGCTTCTTAGATAATATTTATAATAATAAACTATATTATGGCTGATAAGGGCTTATTTACTAGATTACAAAGATTATTTTCCTCGGATGTTGTTATTCGTAATGTAGGGGGTAACCAATTAAAAACAATTGATACTGACCACATTCAAACATCTGGAGAATTTGCAACTAATTCTCTAATGGATAGATACAGAGGTGTGTATCAAAATCCATCCTCTACTTCTTTATATGGTGCTCAGTTTAATATGAACTATCAGTACCTTAGAACTCAACTTTACTCAGATTATGATGTAATGGATACAGATGCTATTATTGCTTCTGCTCTTGATATCATTGCTGATGAGTGTAGTTTAAAAAATGACATGGGTGAGGTATTACAAATTAAATCACCTGATGAAGATATTCAAAAAATCTTATATAACTTATTTTACGATGTATTAAACATTGAGTTTAACCTTTGGTCTTGGACTCGTCAAATGTGTAAGTATGGTGATTTCTTCTTAAAACTAGAAATTTCAGAAAAGTTTGGTGTGTATAATGTTATTCCTTATTCAGCATACCATATTGAAAGACAAGAAAATTTCGACCCAGAAAACCCATCTAAAGTAATATTTAATTACAACCCAGATGGGTTCTATGGTGGTTCATCTTCAGGTTATTATAGTGTTCCTAATCAACAGAACGCTAATATGATTACATTTGATAATTATGAGATTGCTCATTTCCGTTTACTTTCGGATATGAATTATTTACCTTATGGTAGAGCTTATATTGAGCCTGCTCGTAAATTATACAAGCAATATGCGTTAATGGAAGATGCTATGTTAATTCATAGAATTGTAAGAGCTCCTGAAAAACGTATCTTTAAAATTAATGTTGGTTCTATTCCACCTAATGAAGTAGAAAACTTCATGCAAAAAACTATCTCTACCCTAAAACGCACCCCGTATATGGATGAGCAAACAGGTGAATATAACTTAAAATACAATATGCAAAACCTACTTGAGGATTTCTACCTACCAGTTAGAGGAAATGATCAAGCAACTCAAATTGAAACTACACCTGGTTTATCATATGATGGTATTCAAGATGTAGAATATTTAAGAGAAAAATTATTTGCTGCCCTTAAAGTACCTAAAGCATTTATGGGTTACGATGCTGATTTATCAGGTAAAGCAACATTGGCAGCTGAAGATATTCGTTTCGGTCGTACAATTGATCGTATCCAACGTATCTTAATCTCAGAATTATATAAAATTGCTTTAGTTCATTTATATGCTCAAGGGTATAGAGATGAACAAATGACTAATTTTGAATTAGATTTAACTACTCCTTCTATTATTTACGATCAAGAAAAGATCGCATTAATGAAAGAAAAAGTAGATTTAGCTGCTCAAATGATGGAAAACAAAATGTTCCCAACAGATTGGATTTACGAACATGTATTCCACTTTAGTGAAGATCAGTATGAAGAATATAGAGATTTGATTGTACAAGATCAAAAACGTAGATTCCGTTTAGCTCAAATTGAGACTGAAGGTAATGACCCACTTACAACAGGACGTTCATATGGTACACCACACGATTTAGCTTCATTATATGGACAAGGTAGAATGGAAAGTGACCCAAGTAATGTACCTGATGGATATGATGAGAAAAAACCATTAGGTCGTCCGGAAGAAAAAGTATCTAATATTAATACTCAAGATAATGTATTTGGTAAAGATCGTCTAGGTAAAAAAGAAATGAAAGTAGATGATCAACCTGGTTTAAGAGAAAGTGCTGAAAAGCAATTCCTTAAAAACCGTTCTTTATTAGAAGCCATGGATAAAGAAGTAGTGTTTAAATCTGATAAAAAGAAAGAATCTTTATTAGATGAAAAAAACATTAAAGAGTAATATCTCCTTATATATTTATAATAAATCCTAGTAGGAATGAACATTAAACATTCAAAGTATAAAAATACTGGTATCCTTTTCGAATTATTAGTTCGTCAAGTAACAGCTGACACCTTAAATGGTGTAGAGTCTGCCGCTATTAAATTGATCCAAAAATATTTCGTTAAGTCCGAATTAGGAAAGGAATATAAATTATATGAAGCGTTAACTAAAACTACTACCCTTACTGAAAGTAAGGCTAATGTTTTAATCCAAACGTTATTAGAATCCTCTAAAAAGTTAAACCGTAGAGCTCTTAAAAAAGAGAAATATAACTTAATTAATGAAATTAAAACTAGTTATAACTTAGAAGAATTCTTTAAAACAAAACTTCCACATTATAAAGTACATGCTGCTTATTATATGTTATCGGAAGTACAAAATACTGAAGCTTTAGTAGATACTAATATTATTGTAAATAATAAAATGACTCTTCTAGAGCATCTTTCTACTTCAGATATTAATGGAGAAAAAGTTGAAGCTGAGGTACTACAAGAATTCCAATCATACGATAAAGATACTCGTATGCTTACTTATAGAATTTTAATGGAAAAATTCAATGGTAAGTATGACGGTTTATATACAAGCCAAAAAGAAGTCTTAAGACAATATGTTAATTCAGTTGACTCAACCCCAGTATTAAGAGAATTTTATAATACTGAGGTAAATAAAATAAAAACTCAATTAAATGAGTTATTATCCGAAATTACTGATAAAGCAGTTCAAATTAAAATTAATGAAGTAAATAATCTAATTGAAACATTAGATAAAACTTCAAATGTAACATCTGATAATATTGTAAATATTCTTCAATACTTAGAATTAGTAGAGGAATTAAAAACAGCTCATGGCTAAAATTGGCGATACCGAAGTAAAAGGTGGTATACAAACCACTGTAACTAATATTGACCCTGAAACGGGTCAGATTACTTGGGACGTTGATTACACAGCAGATTACAAAAAATTATTTAAGGATATTACTGACCTAATGAAAACAGCTAAAGAGGTAGCTGATATAACAGGTGAAGCTTTTTTTAAAGACCATTATTTAGATATTAGAAAACGTAGAAATGAGTTAAGAACTTATTTACGTAATAATAAATCTGAAGAATATGCTCGCATTAAAGGTTTAGATGAAACCAGTACTACAGGTGGAGGCAACAGTTTTTCATCTCAAGCAGGTGCTGGTGCTCAATATGCTACCCCAAATGCTTTTAGTAAAAATAAAAAAGGTAAATATGCTGATGGAGGTATGTATACTAAAAAGTTTGGCTACAAATTAGTTCCTAAACCACATTCTACACCAGGTGTAGAAGTTAAATATTTATGGGGGAAGAAATAATATGTATAAGTATAAATTAAATTTAAAAGAACGCGATGAAAATCGAGCAGCATACCAAGAAAAACGTATTGCTGCTTTTCAAGACATTGAAGCACGTTTAAATAGTTTATACCCTTTAATAGATAAAGCTAAAGATGAAACAATAGCTTACTATCAGGACAAACCAGAATCATATAGTGTTGTATACGCTACTGATTTGATTTTAGATTATTTAAAAGACATTGACAAATTATTAAAACAGCAATAATGAAAACACTTCAAGAACAGTACAACCTTATTAAAGAAGGAAAAGGACACAAGGATGTGTTTATGAAAACTGCATTAAGACAGTTTCCTAACTTATTTAATAACCTAACAAATTTCCCTACAGCAGTAAAGGTATTGAAACAAAAATCAATCCTATCTGAAGGTGTTGGTGGTGTGGTAACTCAGAATACATCTAACCCATTTGCTAATTGGGAAAAGTTTTTAGCTGAAGAGGCTAAAGCAGTAGAAAAGGAACCTACTAAAGAAGTAGTTGATATGGAAACCCAGGGTTACGATTATAAGGACCCAAAACTCATTGATAATTTATATGGTGAAGCTTTTTTACAAGGGTATTATACAGAAATGAAAGATCCTAAAAATGCTGGTAAGACTGTAGATGAGTTAAAAGAAATTGTAGCTAAAAATATGACTAAAGATAGAACATATTATGCTACAAATGCTCAGTTTGGTATCAAAGGCATTGGTTATACAGAAGATGCTCCTGGTTTAGCTGTATCGGATAAAGAATTAAAAGGTAAATATGCTTCATCTGGTATGGAAGAAGTAAAACTTAAAGAAGATGTAATGGCAAATTTAAAAGATTTATTAAAAGAAACTCTTAGTGGTTATGTTGATGTTCAGCCTATGAATATCCCAGCTCCAGTTCAAGAAGACGCCCGTACAGATGCCGAAGAAGAAGGCTATTTAGATGGAATGCGTGATGAAAAAGCAGACGAAAAAGCTAAAGCTAAAAAGAAAAAAGTTAAAAAAGAAACAGTAGATTCTAAATTAGCTGAAATCGAAAAAGCAGGTAAAATTACTACATTAGAGGCTCAAATTGAGGCTTTAGATGAAGCAATTGAAACTAAAAACCATAGAATTTCAATGGTAACAGAAGATGATAATCTATCTGAACTAGTTGATAAAGCTAAAATGAAAGAAATGCAACGTGAAGTTAAAGACCTTGAAAAAAGAAAGGCTAAAATGGAAAAGTTGTACGAAAAAATGTGTGGTAAAGCTTACTCTAAACCAGAGATGGTAGATGAAGTAACTGAAGAGTACGAAGACTAAGATGAAAAAAGTACTAGTAGAAACTCAACTCTTTAAACCACGAGGTTTAATGTTAACTGAAGGGAAACTCTCGAATAGAGGTAACCCTATGGTTGAGGGTATCCTAGCTACTGCTGAAGTAAAAAATGGTAATGGTCGTTACTACCCAAAGGAATTATGGGAACGTGAGATCGATAAATACATGGAATCAGTTAAACAAAACAGAGCATTAGGTGAGTTAGACCACCCAGAATCCTCTGTTATTAACTTAAAAAATGTATCCCATAATATTACTGAAATGTGGTGGGATGGAGATAAAGTATTAGGTAAAATTGAAATTCTACCTACCCCATCAGGTAATATCTTAAAAGCATTAATCGAAAATAATATTACTGTAGGTGTATCTTCACGTGGAATGGGTTCATTAGAAGATAGGGGTGGTGTATTAGAGGTACAAGATGACTTCGAATTACTATGTTGGGATTTTGTTTCAACTCCATCTAACCCAGGTTCATATATGGAAATTGTTACCGAAGGTAAATTAGCTCAAATAAATAAATATCAAGGTGTTAATAGTATTGTAAATGAAATTTTATGTGCTAATACTTGTACTTGTTATTTAGACTAATACCTCTGTATTGAGGCGCTACCAAAGAACGCTCTCCGAAAGGGGGGCGTTTTTTATGTCTCTTTATATATGTATAGCTGTAACGTGAGCAATATACTATGATCTATATAGTATTCACTATTTAAATAATTCTTATTACGTCTCCTAATAGGCGTACTCCACAAACTAAATTTTGAGGTAATTATGGCAAACAGAGATCTGCTTAAAGAAGCAATCGCTGACGCAAAAGCACTTAAAGAAACTGCTATTGCTAATGCAAAAGTCGCTCTAGAAGAAGCTTTCGAACCAAGACTCAAGTCTATGCTTTCAGCTAAACTTGAAGAAATGGAAAAGGAAGAATTGGAAGAAAGCGATGTTGAAATGAACGAGGCTAAAGAAGAACTCGATGAAAAATCTGATCGTAAAGACGGAGGTGAAGACAAAGAAACTAAACGTACAGAAAAAATGAAGTACGGTAAAGACTTAGCTGAAGCTGAAGTAGACGAAGAGATGGATCTAGACGAAATCTTAGCTGAACTCGAAGGTGATTTATCTGAAGATGCAAGAACTGACGCTGAGGAAGAAGGCTACAAGGACGGTATGGAAGATGAAAAAGAAGACATGGAAGATAAAGACGAAGATGAAGAAATTGATCTTGACGACTTATCAGAAGATGATCTAAAATCATTTATCGAAGACGTAATCGCTGATATGGTTACTGCTGGTGAATTAGAAGCTGGTGATGAATTCGAAGTTGAAGACGAAGAAGTTGAAGACGATGAAGAAATCGATGTAGAAGATGACACAGAAGTAGACGTTGAAGTTAACGAAGCAAAAGAAGAAATCGATGAAGCAAAAGATGACATGGATGAAGGCTACGGCAAAGATGATATGGATGAAGGCATCATGGATAAATTGAAAAAAGCTTATAACGATAAAGAACTTCTTTCAAAAATCGTAACTGTAGATGGTGAAAAAGTATCTATGAAAGATTTATTAGGACTAGCAGGTGCAGGTGCAACTGGTGGTATGGCTAAATCAGGAGCAGGTAAAACATCATCCTTAGGTGAAGATGCTCGTACTGATGCCGAAGAAGAGGGTTACCTCGACGGTATGAAAGACGAAAAAGAAGATATGGATGAAATGAAAAAAGAAATCGAGGAATTGAGATCTGACCTTCACGAAACTAATCTTTTGAACGCTAAATTGCTTTACACAAATAAAATTTTCAGAGCTAAAAACTTAAAAGAAGCTCAGAAAGTGAAGGTTCTAGAAGCATTTGATAAAGCATCAAATGTAAAAGAAGTAAAACTTATTTTTGAAACTTTAAATGAGGGTATGGTTGCAAGACCAACAACTCAAATTAAAGAATCATTAGGTTCAGCTTCTAAACCAGCTGGTGTTGCTAAAAAAGCTCCTATCATGGAAATTGATCCACAGGTAGCTAGATGGCAAAAACTTGCAGGTTTAAAATAATAATTAATATTTAAATTTTAGACAAATGTCACAATTAAATTCTCTTTTGAATGAGTCTGCTGGAAGTTGGAAAAACTTACAGTCTGACGCGGCTAAATTAGCCAACAAGTGGGATAAAACAGGTTTGTTAGAAGGTCTTGGTAACGAGAACCATAAAAACAGCATGTCAATGATCCTAGAAAATCAAGCAAAACAATTAGTAACTGAGATCTCTCAAGATGGTGGTTTACCTACTCCAGGTGCTGTTGGTAACAGCTTTTCTGCTCAAGCAGGTGCTGGTGCTCAATGGGCTGGTATCGCTTTACCATTGGTAAGAAAGGTATTTGGTCAAATCGCTGCTCAAGAATTCGTTTCTGTACAGCCAATGAACCTACCTTCAGGTCTAGTATTTTACTTAGACTTCCAGTACGGTTCAACTAAGAACGACGAAACTGGTTCTGATCCTTTAGCTTTCACAGAAGGTGACTCAGTTTACGGTACTAAAAACTCAGGTGAGTACCCATTCGAAACTAACGGTGCTGCTGGTAACGGTTTATACGGTCCAGGTAGATTCGGTTTCTCATTGAACTCACACTCTGAAGCTTTAACTGCTGCTTACACTTCAGCATCTTGGAAAGATGTAGGTTTCGATTCAAACCTATCTGCTTCTGTTGCTGCTGGTGAAGTTGGTAAAGTAACTATTACTCGTGCTGCTGTTGTAGCTGCTGGTAACGGTGCTGCTGATGTTGATGCTGTAAGAGGTTTCGCTGCTTCTAACGCAGAAGTTGCTTCTCAGTTAAACGCATTCAACTATGCTGATGCTACTAACTTGTACTTGTTCGTTTCTCAATCTGCTGGTAACGCAGAGGTTGCTGCTGATTTATTATACTCAGTTGTACCACAGGATAACACATTAGGTGATTTCCAAAACACAGCTGCTATCCCAGAAATCAACATCCAAATGCGTTCAATGGCTCTTGTTGCTAAAACAAGAAAATTGAAAGCTGTATGGACTCCAGAATTCGCTCAGGATTTAAATGCTTACCAAGCATTAGATGCTGAAGCTGAGGTAACAAACATCCTTTCTGAGTACATTTCTTTGGAAATCGATTCTGAAATCTTAGCTATGTTGATCCAAGATGCTGCAGCTGGTACTGAGTACTGGTCAGCTAACGGTAACGAGTTCTACGTTTCTGGTGATGACTTCACTCAGAAAGGTGCTGGTAACGGTGGTTTCTACAACACTCAAGGTCAGTGGTTCCAAACTTTAGGTACTAAAGTAAACAAATTATCAAACGAAATTCACAGATTAACCTTAAGAGGTGGTGCTAATTTCATGGTAGTTTCTCCAACTGTATCTACTATCTTGGAAAGTATTCCTGGATTCGCAGCTGATAACTCAGATGCTGAAAAAATGGAGTACGCGTTCGGTATCCAGAAAGCTGGTCAATTGAACGGTCGTTACAAAGTATACAAAAACCCATACATGACAGAAAACACTATCTTGTTAGGTTACAGAGGTACTCAGTTCTTGGAAGCTGGTGCGGTATTCGCTCCATACATTCCATTAATCATGACTCCTTTGGTATACGATCCAGATACATTCGTACCAAGAAAAGGTCTATTGACTCGCTACGCGAAGAAAATGTTAAGACCAGAATTCTACGGTAAGATCTACGTAAACGGATTGAACTCTCTATAATAGAGTAAGACCATAGAAATGATTGAGCCCCACGTAAGTGGGGCTCTTTTTTTCATATGTATAATAAACAATTAAATGTTATCCTTTTATGGCAGCCAATCATCATAATGATGAGGTTTTCAAACAAAAACGAAAGCCTAAAAATCCAATCAAGTTTAAAATTACGTTAAACGAGGAACAAAAAGAAGCCAAAGCAAAAGTCCTAGAAAACACAGTTACATTACTAGGGGGTTCAGCAGGTTCAGGTAAAACGTTATTAGCTTGTCAAATCGCTCTCGAGAAATTATTCATGAGAGAAATCGAAAAAATTATTATAACACGACCTACGGTGAGTAAGGAAGAAATCGGGTTTTTACCGGGTGATCTCCGCGAAAAAATGGACCCATGGGTGCAACCTATTTATCAAAATATGTTTGCACTTTATGATAAGGTTAAAATTGAAAAACTTATCGAAGAAGGTAAAATAGAAATCGTTCCTGTATCGTTTATGCGTGGTAGAACATTTTTAGATTCATGTGTAATTGTAGACGAGGCTCAAAACGTCACACACGAGCAAATGGAGATGATTGTAACACGTTTAGGCTTACGTTCTAAAATGATGATATGTGGTGACTCACACCAGACTGATTTAAAGAAAAAATCTGAATCTGGATTTAGATTCTTATATTCAGCAGCTCGTAGAATTAAAAATTTATGTGCTATCACATTAACAACTAACCATAGAGATTCAATTGTGGAAGATTTAATTGGTTTATATAATGAAGCTGAAGAAAAAGGAATAAATCTAGGCACCTCAGGTTCTGCTAGAAGGCGTAAATAATTACCTCTTTTTTAATATTTATAACCAAAACAAGAAATGGCTAACATTCTAATATATAGTGGTTCATCAGACTTTACCGCTGCATCAGCTTCTTATTATGATACCCCATCTACAGGTAGTTCTCCTACCCCATTTGGGTTTTATGATAGTGATGCTCAATTTAAAGAAGATGCTGATAAGGTAACAAATTTTTGTGCTCGTAGATTAGGATGGCCTATTGAAAATGTTGAATTACAAGATATTCAATTTTGGGCAGCGTTTGAACAAGCCGTAACTGTATATGGAAATGAGTTATATGCTTATAAACAACGTGAAGATTACTTATCATTAGAAGGTGCTGAAGGATTTTCATATTCAGCTGGAGCCGATTTTTCTAATACATTAGTAACTCCTAATTTTAGCTCCATTGTTAGATTATCCCAACAATATGGTGAACAAGCAGGTGTAGGTGGTAATGTAGACTATCATAAAGGTGTAATCCCTTTAACAGCATCAGTCCAAGACTATGATTTAGAAGCTTGGGCCATAGCAAATGATGTAACAGGTAGTAATGGTGAAGCTCAAATAGAAATTAAAAGAGTATTTTACCAACCATTACCAGCATCATTTATGTTTTTAGGTGATATGGGTTATAATGGTACTGCAATTGCTATGTTTGGTGATACAGCAGGTTATACAGCATATGGAGCTAATAGTTTCTTAATGATGCCTTTAAGTTTTGATATGCAAGCTATACAACAAGTCGAGATGTATAGAGATGTATTATTTTCAAACTATTCATTTGAGTTAGTAAATAATAAACTTAGAATATTCCCTATACCTAATGCTGATGATGTAAATTCACAATGTCTTTACTTCGAGTATGTTAATAAAATAGAAAGATTAGACGATAGTTTAACATCAGGTTCAGACCAAGTAAATAATATATCACAATACCCATATAATAATCCTATTTATAAGGATATTAACTCAGTAGGTAGAAGTTGGATATTTGAATATACATTAGCTTTAACTAAAGAAATGTTAGGGTATGTTAGAGGTAAATACCAAACCGTCCCTATTCCAGGTGCTGAAGTAAGCTTAAACCAAGGAGATTTAATTGCTTCAGCTAATTCTGAAAAAGAAGCTTTAGTAACTAAATTAAGAGATTATTTCGATCAAACCTCACGTCAATCTTTATTAGAAAGACGTAATGCTGAATCAACAGCACGTCAAAGTGAATTGGATAAAGTACCAATGGTAATCTACGTAGGATAATGGCATTATACGGAGAAGCAAGAGATATAAGTTTCTTTAGAAACGTAAATAGGGAATTAATGGCTAACATTATTTCCCAACAATGTGTTTATTACAAATACGATCTTGCTGAAACTAAAGTTAACCTATATGGTGAAGCTTCTAAAGAAAAATTTTATCATCCTCCTGTATTATTAAATTGTTTAATTGAAAGAGATGATCAAGTTTACCCTGAAAGTGATATTAATATTAATTTTAATTGGAATATTACCTTTAGATTTTTAAGAGATGATTTATTAGATAGGGGTAAAGATTTTAATGAAAATTTCCAATTTTCTAATAGATATGGAGCTAATTTAGTTCCTGAAGTAGGGGATATTATAGTTTATAATAAAGGATATTATGAAGTATTTAATACAAATGCTAACCAATATTTTGTAGGTAAAAATCCTGATTATGATTATAAAGATGATAATGGAAATAACCCATTTGGAGATACAGACTTAGAAGATTTTGGTTCTAGCATCTCAATAATAGTTAGAACTACCAACATCCCAGCTGATAAGGCGGGTATAACATTAGAAAGATTTTAATGGCTAAGAATAGCAGAAAACCAGTCCCTAAATCCCAAAAACAAATAAGTACGGGATTACAAACACCCTTTGATCCTAGGGTGGGTAACCCTAATGGGGCTGACGAATATTCTGTCAACCCCGATATTAATCAATCTGGTATTCCCTTTAACCGCTCAGAAAAATTATCTCAGAAAGGAGATACATACAAACAATTTGCTGTAGGATTAGAAGATATAGATGAATCTTTATTTTATTATTTTAATGAAGTAATTAAACCTTTTGTATTCCAAAATGGAGAACGTATTCAGGTACCATTAATTTATGGTAATCCGGAAAGATGGGTACAAATCCAAAAACAAGGTTTTTATAGAGATAAATCAGGTGCTATTATGATGCCTATTATAGTAGCAAAAAGAGATAGTATTTCTCGTAATAGAGCATTACCTACTAAAATTGATGCCCAAGCCTCACAGATTTATTCTTCTTGGCAAAAATCATATAACGAAAAAAACTTTTATTCTAATTTTAATGTATTAAATAATAGGATACAAACTAAACAATTTATTACAAATGTTGTTCCTGATTATATTAATCTTCAATATAGTGTAGTTATCCAAACTTATTATATGGATCAACTTAATAAAATTGTTGAGGCAATTAACTACGCATCTGATTCATATTGGGGTGATCCTGAACGTTTTAAATTTAAAGCTACTATTGATGGATTCCAGAATGCTGTTACTTTAACAGATGGTACAGAAAGAGCTGTTAAGAGTACATTTAATATTAATATGTATGGATATATAGTTCCAGATGTGATACAAAAGGATTTAAATTCTGTTAAAAAATATAATGAAAAATCAAAAATTATATTTTCTATGGAAACTACCTCAAATCCTGAAATATTTATGCCTGACCCACAAACAGCACCTGATGGGAGAACTCGTATGAATGATAATATAGCTACCCGTAAAAGAATAAATACAGATGAGTAACATAAGATTTTTAGATAATGTTTTAGTAACATCACCCGTAGCGGCTTCCGATGCTGTAGGTGGTTCCTTCCCTAGAATAATATTTTCTGGGGAAACAAAAACGGTATCTGCTAACACTAATAGTTATGCATTTGAAGTATTTAATTTAGGTACTATCAATATTAATGCTGGTACTGCTGTAACTGTAGGTGGTCAAACTGTCTTCTCTCATGGGGTTTTAAAAGTTGAACAATTACTTTCAAATCAAGGAACCCTCAATATAGGAGGTATTCTTGTAATAGGTGATGTTATTTAATAAAAATTATAATATTTATATATAAACGTACGTACAAGTGGCTCAAATTAATCTTACAAACACAGGCACAGCAGGAATAGCAACCCCAGAAAATGGGGTTATTGCTGTTTTTTCTAACACTGCCGACAATGGAAAATTATATTATAAATACGCTGATGGAACTATAACAGAGGTTGCCTCTGGTGGTGGTGGAGGTACTGGTGGTTCATCTGGTACTTCAGGTTCATCTGGTACCTCAGGCTCATCAGGTACTTCAGGTACAGGTTCATCTGGTACTTCAGGCTCATCAGGTACTTCAGGTACAGGTTCATCTGGTACCTCAGGCTCATCAGGTACTTCAGGTGATGGTACTTCAGGTACATCAGGTAGTTCAGGAACCTCTGGTTCTTCAGGTACATCAGGACAAGCAGGAACTTCAGGTTCAAGTGGTTCATCTGGTAGCTCTGGTTCATCTGGTACTTCCGGATTAGGTTCTTCAGGTACATCCGGCTCATCGGGTAGTTCAGGCTCATCGGGTAGTTCAGGCTCATCAGGTACAAGTGGTTCATCTGGTACATCTGCTCCAGGTATAACATCAGGTACTTCAGGTACAAGTGGTTCATCAGGCTCATCGGGTTCATCAGGCTCATCGGGTTCATCAGGCTCATCAGGTTCGTCAGGCTCATCTGGTACTTCAGGTAATTCAGGAACTTCAGGTTCATCGGGTTCATCGGGCTCATCAGGCTCATCGGGTTCATCAGGTTCATCTGGTACATCAGGAGATGGTACTTCAGGTACTTCAGGTTCATCGGGCTCATCAGGTTCATCAGGCTCATCAGGTTCATCAGGTACATCAGGTCAAGCTGGTACTTCAGGTAGTTCAGGTACCTCTGGTACAGGTTCAGCTGTAGGTGTAACAGATGGTAGTACAACAGTTAGTAGTGTAAGTACTATTGAATTTACATCAGGTGCTACAGTAACTAACGGTGGTAGTGGTACTGCTGAAGTTGCAATCTCTGGTGGTGGAGGTGGTGTTTCTACAGTCCCTGCTAATTCTGCTAGATATACAATGTATAATACTGCAGATATTTCTATCCAAGCATACTCTACAGGTACTATATATGCGGGTCTATCTTGGAGTAGATCAGGTACAACTGTAACACTTACATCAACAGCACATGGTTTATCAACAGGTAATTTTATTGTAGTTCAAGATGGTTCAGATTCACAATATTATGTTACAGTTACAGCTACTGATACTAATACACTAACTTATACTTCAGCTACTAGTGGTACAGCATCAGGTACAGATGGTGCTTATTTTGCTGCTTTTGCTATTTCAGGAACCCCTACAGATGCTGGGTATACTATTACAGCTCCAGCAGCAGGTTTACCCCAGTGTATTTCGTTAAATGGTACAGTCTCAGAAAGCAATGGTGGTTCAACTACGATTACTCTCCCTTCAGAAGGGTTTGGTATTAATTCCTCATCTCAATTATTTAACATCCCAGCAGTAACAGTAGCAAATGCTGCTGCCGGTACTTCATCTAATGGAGGTAAAGCAAAAGTTGATACTTCCTCACCATTTACTAGTTTAGTAGTTGAAGGTTTAATATCTTTAACTAAAACTATGTATCACTGTTCATTTTAAAAAAATAAAATTAAATTATAAAAGCCTCCCGTTTGGGGGGCTTTTTTTAATATTTATAATAAACCCCTGTTTGGAAAGTGAAAAACAGTATTATTTAATAATACAATTATAATATAGATGTCACAACAATTATTTTTAGGAAAAATTAGTTTAGGTCAAGATGCTAATCAAACTAATTTTATAACATTTCAAGGTACTACGGTAGTAGGTTCTGATAGAGTAACTGCTATTTCAACTGGTACTTCAAAATTTAGAGTAGGCCAAACTATTACTACTGTAGGTAGTGCATTTGCGTCAAATCCTACAATATTATCTATTATTAGTAATACTGAAGTTGAAGTAGATCAAAATGCAACAACTAGTAGAACAGGTATTTTAGGTTTAAATGCTGGAACAGATTCTTACTACCTTTCAGGTAGTTTTACAGATCCTACCAATAAAAATACAGTCCTTGCTGTTACAGGTAGTGATGATGCTGATTTTGAAGGAAATGAATGGGCTTGTATTATTCCCTCTATGGACGAAAATGGAACAGCACTCCCTGGTGTGTTCCATGTATATGATATTACTTCTGTAGTTGATAGAGATAATAGTTCAGCAGCAATAGATTTTTTCGTTAAATACGGAGAAAGTGGATCTGAAGCTGATTATAATCAATATGTAGATACTGGTCAAAGAGTATATGGTTTAGTCCAAAGATCTACTTTAGAAGATTTATCCCCTTCAGTTAGTAAAGGGATTTCAGGCTTAAATGATCTCCCTGGGGGTATAGAAGTTGCAGGTTTAAATATATTAGTTACAGATTATTTAGATAATTTTACTTTAACAGATATTTACTATACAGGTTCAGAAGTTTTAATTAATACCCAAAACATGAACTTTACAGGTTCTGGTGTTGAAGTAACAACTTCAGGTTCAGAAGGAGTATTAGTAACTATAGAAGGTGGTTTAGCTGAAATTCCAGTATCAGCAAGTGATGCTGGAGTTGGTTTAGCAACAGAATTTAATTTTAGTGGCTCAGGAGTAGATGGAGTTACTATTTCAGGCGGAATCGCCACCGTAGAAATCTCAGGTGGTGGAGGTTCAGGCACTTCAGGCTCTTCTGGTACAAGTGGAACTTCAGGCTCATCTGGTACTTCAGGTAATGGTACATCAGGTACATCAGGTTCTTCAGGTACTAGTGGTTCTTCAGGTACATCAGGAGATGGAACTTCAGGTACATCAGGTTCATCAGGTACTTCAGGTAGCTCAGGTACCTCAGGTAATGGTACTTCGGGTACATCGGGTTCATCAGGAACAAGTGGTTCTTCAGGAACAAGTGGTTCTTCAGGAACTTCAGGTACTGGTACTTCAGGTACTTCAGGTACTTCAGGTACTTCAGGTACTTCAGGCTCATCTGGTACTTCAGGTAGTTCAGGAACATCAGGTTCATCAGGTACTTCAGGATTAGGTAGTTCAGGTACCTCAGGTAGCTCAGGTACTTCTGGTAATGGTACATCTGGTACATCGGGTTCTTCAGGTACATCAGGTAGTTCAGGCACATCAGGTTCTTCAGGTACATCAGGAGATGGTACATCCGGTACTTCAGGAACAAGTGGTTCTTCAGGAACTTCTGGTTCATCAGGTTCATCAGGTACTTCAGGCACTGGTACTTCAGGTACTTCAGGTACTTCAGGTACTTCAGGTTCATCAGGAACCTCAGGTAGTTCAGGAACTTCAGGTACATCAGGTTCATCAGGTACTTCAGGAACAAGTGGTTCTTCAGGAACAAGTGGTTCTTCAGGAACTTCTGGTTCATCAGGTACTTCAGGCACTGGTACTTCAGGTACTTCAGGTACTTCAGGTTCATCAGGAACCTCAGGTAGTTCAGGAACTTCAGGTACATCAGGTTCATCAGGTACTTCCGGTACATCAGGTTCATCAGGTACAAGTGGATCATCAGGTACTTCAGGTAATGGCACTTCAGGCACATCAGGCTCATCAGGTACATCAGGTTCATCAGGTTCATCAGGTACTTCCGGTACATCAGGTTCATCAGGTACTTCCGGTACATCAGGTTCATCAGGTACTTCCGGTACTTCCGGTACATCAGGTACAAGTGGATCATCAGGTACTTCAGGTAATGGCACTTCAGGTACATCGGGTACATCAGGCTCATCAGGCTCATCAGGCACATCAGGCTCATCAGGTACATCAGGTTCCTCAGGTACATCAGGTAGTTCAGGAACTTCAGGTACATCAGGTAGTTCAGGTACATCCGGTACTTCAGGTAGCTCAGGTACTTCTGGTAATGGTACTTCAGGTTCAAGTGGTACATCAGGTACATCAGGTTCTTCAGGTACATCAGGAGATGGAACTTCAGGTACATCAGGTTCATCAGGTACATCAGGCTCATCAGGTACAAGTGGAACATCAGGTTCTTCAGGAACTTCAGGTAATGGTACTTCAGGTACATCAGGTTCATCAGGAACAAGTGGTACATCGGGTACATCAGGTTCTTCAGGTACTAGTGGTTCTTCAGGTACATCAGGAGATGGAACTTCAGGTACATCAGGTTCATCAGGTACCTCAGGCTCATCAGGTACTTCAGGTTCAGGAACTTCAGGCACATCAGGCACATCAGGTTCTTCAGGTAGTTCAGGCACATCAGGTTCTTCAGGTAGTTCAGGCACATCAGGTTCTTCAGGTAGTTCAGGTACAAGTGGATCATCAGGTACTAGTGGATCATCTGGTACATCAGGTTCATCAGGAACTTCAGGTTCAGGTACATCAGGATCATCGGGTACATCAGGTACTTCAGGTAGCTCAGGTACTTCAGGTAGCTCAGGTACTTCAGGTAGCTCAGGTACTTCAGGTAGCTCAGGTTCATCTGGTACATCAGGAACATCAGGTTCCTCGGGTACATCAGGTTCTTCTGGAACATCAGGTTCAGGTACTTCTGGTACTAGTGGCTCAAGTGGTAGTTCAGGCACAAGTGGTAGTTCAGGTACCTCAGGAAATGGTGGAACCGCTGGTACTTCAGGTTCATCTGGTACATCAGGTTCCTCGGGTACATCAGGTTCATCAGGTACTTCAGGATTAGGTAGCTCAGGTACCTCAGGTAGCTCAGGTACTTCTGGTAATGGTACATCAGGAACAAGTGGTTCTTCAGGAACAAGTGGTTCTTCGGGCTCCTCAGGTACCTCAGGTAATTCAGGTACTTCAGGTTCATCAGGTACATCAGGTACATCAGGTTCTTCAGGTACTAGTGGTTCTTCAGGTACTTCAGGAACAAATGGAACTTCAGGTACTTCAGGTACAGGTACTTCAGGTACTAGTGGCTCAAGTGGTAGTTCAGGTTCTAGTGGTTCATCAGGTACTTCTGGTGATGGTGGAACTGCTGGTACTTCAGGTACATCAGGATCTTCAGGTACATCAGGTTCATCTGGAACTTCTGGTGTTTCAGGTGTTGATGGTGTTGCGGGTACAGGAGGTTCATCAGGTACTTCAGGTACATCAGGTAATGGTACTTCAGGTACATCTGGTACAAGTGGTTCCTCAGGTACTTCAGGTTCATCAGGCTCATCAGGCTCATCAGGAACTTCAGGTTCCTCAGGTACTTCAGGTTCATCAGGTTCATCAGGAACTTCAGGTAGCTCAGGTTCTAGTGGCTCATCAGGTACATCTGGTAATGGTACATCAGGTACTTCAGGTAGTTCTGGTTCTTCAGGTACTTCAGGAAATAGTGGAACATCAGGTTCTTCAGGTAGTTCAGGTTCTTCAGGTACCTCAGGCTCTTCAGGCACCTCAGGCTCTTCAGGTACCTCAGGCTCAAGTGGTAGCTCAGGTACTTCAGGCTCAAGTGGTAGTTCAGGTACCTCAGGAATAGGTACTTCGGGAACATCAGGCTCATCTGGTACATCAGGCTCATCTGGTACATCAGGCTCATCAGGCTCATCAGGTTCATCAGGCTCATCAGGTTCATCAGGCTCATCAGGCTCAAGTGGTAGCTCAGGTACTTCAGGAAGCGGTACTTCTGGTACTTCAGGTTCATCAGGTACTTCAGGAACTTCTGGTTCCTCAGGAACTTCAGGCTCATCAGGTACTTCAGGTTCATCAGGTACTTCAGGAACTTCTGGTTCCTCAGGAACTTCAGGCTCATCAGGTACTTCAGGCTCAAGTGGTAGTTCAGGTACCTCAGGAATAGGTACTTCGGGAACTTCAGGTAGTTCAGGTACATCAGGATCATCAGGTTCTTCAGGTAGTTCAGGTACCTCAGGTTCATCAGGTACTTCAGGAACTTCTGGTTCCTCAGGCTCAAGTGGTAGCTCAGGTACTTCAGGAAGCGGTACTTCAGGTACATCAGGGTCATCAGGTACTTCAGGAACTTCAGGTAGTTCAGGTACATCAGGATCATCAGGTTCTTCAGGTAGTTCAGGTACCTCAGGTTCATCAGGTACTTCAGGTAGTTCAGGCTCAAGTGGTTCATCAGGAACTTCAGGCTCAGGTACTTCAGGTACTAGTGGATCATCAGGAACTTCAGGTTCTTCAGGTAGTTCAGGAACTTCAGGTTCCTCGGGTACGTCAGGTTCCTCAGGTACGTCAGGTTCATCTGGTAGCTCAGGTAGTTCAGGTTCTTCAGGTACCTCAGGCTCAAGTGGTAGTTCAGGTACCTCAGGAATAGGTACTTCAGGAACATCAGGTAGTTCAGGTACCTCAGGTTCATCAGGTAGTTCAGGTACTTCAGGAACATCAGGTAGTTCAGGTACCTCAGGTTCATCAGGTACCTCAGGCTCAAGTGGTAGCTCAGGTACTTCAGGAAGCGGTACTTCAGGTACATCAGGGTCATCAGGTACTTCAGGCAGCTCAGGTTCATCAGGTTCAAGTGGTTCATCAGGAACAAGTGGTACATCGGGTACATCAGGTTCTTCAGGTACAAGTGGTTCATCAGGTTCTTCTGGTTCTTCAGGTACAAGTGGTTCATCAGGTTCTTCTGGTACTTCAGGTATAGGTTCATCAGGTACTAGTGGTACTTCAGGTAGTTCAGGTTCATCAGGTTCATCAGGTTCTTCAGGTTCATCAGGTTCATCGGGTTCCTCAGGTTCATCAGGTTCATCAGGTTCATCAGGTACTTCAGGCTCAGCTGGTACGTCAGGTTCATCTGGTACATCAGGCAGCTCAGGCAGCTCAGGCAGCTCAGGCAGCTCAGGCAGCTCAGGCTCTTCAGGTACTTCTGGATCAGCTGGTACTTCAGGCTCATCAGGTACTTCAGGCTCAAGTGGTTCAAGCGGTAGCTCTGGTAGTTCAGGTTCTTCAGGTTCATCAGGTACATCAGGAAGCGGTACTTCTGGTACATCTGGTTCATCAGGCACTTCAGGATCATCTGGTACTTCAGGTTCATCGGGTACTTCTGGTACGTCAGGTTCATCAGGTACTTCAGGCTCATCTGGTAGTTCAGGTACATCTGGTTCTTCTGGTACTTCAGGCTCATCAGGTTCTAGTGGTACTTCAGGTATAGGTTCATCGGGTACTAGTGGTACATCTGGTTCATCAGGTTCATCTGGTAGTTCAGGCTCATCTGGTAGTTCAGGTTCATCAGGTACTTCAGGCTCATCTGGTACTTCAGGCTCATCTGGTACTTCAGGAACTTCTGGTTCTTCAGGTTCATCTGGTAGCTCAGGTAGCTCAGGTAGCTCAGGTAGCTCAGGTTCATCAGGTACATCAGGTTCAGCTGGTACTTCAGGTACAAGCGGTAGCTCAGGTAGCTCAGGCTCATCTGGTAGTTCAGGTTCATCTGGTACATCAGGTAGTTCAGGTTCATCTGGTACATCAGGTAGCTCAGGTTCATCAGGTAGCTCAGGCTCATCTGGTAGTTCAGGTTCATCAGGTAGTTCAGGTACTTCAGGTTCATCGGGTACAGCAGGAACTTCAGGTTCATCTGGTAGTTCAGGTAGCTCAGGTAGTTCAGGTAGTTCAGGTAGCTCAGGTTCATCAGGTACATCAGGTTCTTCTGGTACTTCAGGTATAGGTTCCTCAGGTACTAGTGGTACTTCAGGCAGCTCAGGCTCATCAGGCTCTTCAGGCTCTTCAGGCTCTTCAGGCTCTTCAGGCTCATCAGGTACTTCAGGTTCATCAGGCTCATCTGGTAGCTCAGGTTCATCAGGTACTTCAGGATCTTCTGGAACTTCAGGTTCATCAGGTTCATCAGGTTCATCAGGTTCTTCAGGTTCATCAGGTTCTTCAGGCTCTTCAGGCACTTCAGGCTCATCTGGTAGCTCGGGTAGTTCAGGTTCATCTGGTTCATCAGGTAGTTCTGGTACTTCAGGTGTAATTAATGTTTCATCTTCAGGAAATAATAGAGTATTAACTGATATTGATGGTTCAAATGCTACTGCTGAAGAAAACTTAACTTTTGATGGTAATGAATTATTAGTAACAGGTACTATTATAACAACAGGTAGTTTACCAATTACTGCTGATGATAGTGGGGTTTACTTTAATAATGAAGCCTCAGGTTCTCATATTAGACATAATACACTAGCAGAACTAGAAATTTCATCTAGTGTAGGGATTAATTTTGTAGGTACTGTAAACCAAGGTATTGGTGCTAGTGGTGGTTCTTTAGTACAAACTCAAACTTTAAGTACTACAATCCCAGCAAATGGACTTATAGATGTTCTATCTGTAGCTAATATAACTATGAATTCTACTGATTATTTAGGTTTAAAAGCTGATTATGCTTTAGAAACTCAAATAGGAGGTAGAAGATTTGGTACAATAGAAGTAATATTTAATAGTACAATTGCAAGTTTTACAGATAACTCAACACGGGATGTTCCTACTAATGGTACTCAAGGAGATGAATTTGCAGTACAAGTACAATCTGGTGAATTAGAAGTATTATTTGGTGCTTTTGGAGGTCATGGTAGTGTAGATTTAGCCATGTCATTTAAATTAATAGCAGTTCCTTAATAATTAATTAAGATAAAAAAAATAGGTGCCCCTCGTTGAGGGGCACTTTTATTTTCTAAAGTATTTTAATATGTATACCTGATACGACGGTGTCAACCTGTTGGACAGTGAAAACAGAAAAATAAACCATGGCAAACGAATTTTTTATTAGGAAAGGTATAATTGTATCTGGCTCTGTAGCAGAAATTATACCCCCCATCTCAGCTTCTATTATCTCAGCTTCAGCTGATATTGAAGCAGCAAACATTATAACCCCAGGAGATATAACTATATCTGGAAGTATTATTGTAGAAAATTTTACTACAGGTACTTCTAATGAAGTTGTAGTATATAATAATACAACTAAAGAATTAGAGGTTAAAACTAATGCCTCTTCATCAGGTACCTCAGGTACCTCAGGTACTTCAGGTACTTCAGGTAGTTCAGGCTCTTCAGGCTCTTCAGGCTCATCAGGCTCATCAGGTTCATCTGGTACAAGTGGTAGTTCAGGTTCTAGCGGTTCATCAGGTACTTCAGGTAACTCAGGTACTTCAGGTACTTCAGGTTCAAGTGGTTCATCAGGTTCAAGTGGTTCATCAGGTAGTTCAGGTTCCTCAGGTACAAGTGGTTCTTCGGGAACATCAGGTTCTTCAGGAACTTCAGGTATAGGCTCTTCAGGTACTTCAGGTACTTCAGGTTCAAGTGGTTCATCAGGTTCAAGCGGTAGCTCAGGTTCATCGGGTTCATCAGGTACTTCAGGCTCTTCAGGTACATCAGGTTCATCAGGCTCTTCAGGTACATCAGGTTCATCAGGCTCATCAGGCTCATCAGGTAGCTCAGGCTCAAGTGGTAGTTCGGGTTCATCAGGTACTTCAGGAGTAGCAGGTACTTCAGGAACTTCAGGCTCATCGGGTACAAGTGGTTCATCAGGTAGTTCAGGTTCATCAGGCTCATCAGGTTCATCAGGCTCATCAGGTACATCTGGTTCATCAGGTACTTCAGGTTCATCAGGTAGCTCAGGCTCAAGTGGTAGTTCAGGTTCATCAGGAACTTCAGGTTCTTCTGGTACCTCTGGTAGTTCAGGTACTTCAGGTTCTAGTGGTTCATCAGGCTCAAGTGGTAGCTCTGGTTCATCAGGCAGCTCGGGTTCATCAGGTAGCTCAGGTACTTCTGGTACAACAGGTACTTCAGGTACTAGTGGTTCATCAGGTAGTTCAGGCTCTTCAGGCTCATCAGGCTCATCAGGCTCATCAGGTTCATCAGGTACCTCGGGTTCATCAGGCACCTCGGGTTCATCAGGTACATCAGGTAGTTCAGGCTCATCAGGTTCATCAGGTTCAAGTGGATCAAGCGGTAGTTCAGGTTCAAGCGGTACATCAGGTTCAGCTGGAACATCAGGCACTAGTGGCTCAAGCGGTAGTTCAGGTTCATCAGGCTCAAGCGGTAGCTCTGGCTCATCAGGTACTTCGGGTTCATCAGGTACCTCAGGTAGTTCAGGTTCAAGTGGTTCATCAGGCTCATCTGGTAGCTCAGGCTCATCAGGTACAAGTGGTTCAGCAGGTACCTCAGGTACAAGTGGTTCAAGCGGTAGCTCAGGTTCATCAGGTAGCTCAGGCTCAAGTGGTAGTTCGGGTTCATCAGGCACTAGTGGATCAAGTGGTACATCTGGTTCTTCAGGTAGTTCAGGCTCAAGCGGTAGCTCAGGTTCATCAGGTTCATCTGGTACTTCGGGTTCTTCAGGAACAAGCGGTAGTTCAGGTTCATCAGGTTCATCAGGTAGTTCAGGCTCATCTGGCAGCTCTGGTACTTCAGGTTCCTCAGGAACAAGTGGTTCATCAGGTACCTCAGGAAGTTCAGGCTCAAGTGGTAGTTCAGGTTCTTCAGGTACTTCTGGTTCCGCCGGTACTTCAGGTTCATCAGGTACCTCAGGTTCTTCAGGTTCATCAGGTAGCTCAGGCTCATCAGGTAGTTCAGGTTCCTCAGGAACAAGTGGTTCATCAGGTACCTCAGGAAGTTCAGGCTCAAGCGGTAGCTCAGGTTCATCTGGTAGCTCAGGCTCTTCAGGAACTTCAGGTTCATCAGGTACATCAGGTTCTTCGGGCTCATCAGGTAGCTCCGGCTCAAGTGGTAGTTCAGGTTCTTCAGGAACAAGTGGTTCATCAGGTACCTCAGGAAGTTCAGGCTCAAGCGGTAGCTCAGGTTCATCTGGTAGCTCAGGAAGTTCAGGTACATCAGGCTCATCAGGAACAAGCGGTTCATCAGGTAGTTCAGGTACTTCAGGCTCTAGCGGTTCAAGCGGTACTTCAGGTTCTTCAGGTACAAGTGGATCATCAGGTTCTTCAGGTACATCAGGCTCTTCAGGAAGCTCAGGTACATCAGGTTCTTCTGGTACTTCAGGTAGCTCAGGTTCATCAGGTACTTCAGGTAGCTCAGGTTCATCAGGTACTTCAGGTTCTTCAGGTACAAGTGGATCATCGGGTTCATCAGGTACATCAGGAAGTTCAGGTTCATCAGGTACTTCAGGCAGCTCAGGTACTTCAGGCTCAAGTGGTTCATCAGGTACTTCAGGCTCATCAGGTAGCTCAGGTACCTCAGGTAGTTCAGGCTCATCAGGTACTTCAGGTACTCCAAGTTATACAGCAATTTGGAAATATGATACTGAT